ATGTGTCAGAGTTTATATTATGGGAAAGGAATTTTGCTAATGAACAGGATACAGCTACTTAATAATATAGGAAAGGTGAGTAATCTTTTTAACAATACATCCAGTGCCAATCTTTCAAATTCTAATGGTCTTATAAACATCAACATTTTAATTATTTTAATATTAATATTGAAGAAAGATCCAACAAATAATTGTAATACCCAAGCAATTGGTGAATGCTCTCATGCCGAAGGAAGCAATACAATTGCTAATGGATTCGGTTCGCATGCTGAGGGCTGTAACTCTGTAGCAAATGGAGATTGCTCTCATGCCGAAGGAAGAGAAACTACTGCTAATGGAACAGCTTCACATTCGGAAGGAAGTCTCACCCAGGCGAACGGCGATGTTTCCCATGCTGAGGGACTGGGTAACATCGCAAGCGGGAAAGCTGCCCATGCTGAAGGAGGCGGTACCAATATAGTAGGTGATTTGCCCAACACAGCAAGCGGCGATAGCTCCCACGCTGAAGGACTAAATACCAAAGCAAGTGGGATAGCTTCTCATGCCGAAGGTACTAGCAACCAGGCTATTGGTCAAAGTTCTCACGTCGAAGGAGCTGTTAACCAATCTATTGGTATTGGTTCCCATGCTGAAGGTAATGGCACGAAAGCAAGTGGAGATTTCTCCCATACCGAAGGGATTGTTACAGATGCTGTTGGATTAGCTGCTCACGCCGAAGGGGCTGGTGCAAAAGCCATTGGAGGTGTTTCTCACGCCGAGGGGGCGAGCACTTTAGCAAATGGGAATATTTCTCATGCTGAAGGCTTTTTTACAACTGCTAGTGGGGACGTTTCACATGCCGAAGGAAGATCAACAATTGCCAGTGGGGCTTATTCCCACGCTGAAGGAAATGCTACACAAGCAAGTGGAGAAGCTTCTCATGCTGAAGGATTTAATACACAAGCACAAGCTAATTTTTCTCATGCTGAGGGACAAAATACAGTTGTAAATGCACTTCATATTGGCTCTCATATAATGGGACAAAACGGAACCACACGTTTCCCTTTTTCCTGGCATCTAGCAAATGGCCTTGCTGTTGGACCAACATTAAACTCAGCTGTAATAGAAGGAGCGACTGGAAACCTTTATCTCGATGGCACGGTATTGGCTGGTTCTCAAGCCGATTATGCTGAAATGTTTGAAACAGTTGATGGTAACTCAATTGACTTTGGTTATTTTGTAACCTTAGAAGAAGATAAAATACGAAAAGCAAATGCTAATGATGATTATATTCTTGGAGTAGTTAGTGCCAACCCAGCAATGATTGCAGATGCTAGTGATTTACGTTGGCATAATCTGTTTGTAAAAGATGAATGGGGGAAAGTTCAATACCATGAGGTCGTCGTACCAGAAATAAAAGATAGTGATGGAAAGGTTATTCAACCTTCTTTTATAAAAACTGAACCCATATTAAACCCTGAATGGGACTCCTCAAAAGAATATATCCCACGTTTGCAAAGAGCAGAATGGGTTCCTGTTGGGCTTGTTGGAAAACTTTTAGTTCGAGATGATGGAACCGCACAGGTAAATAGCTATTGCAAGCCAAATAATGAAGGGATTGCTACAGCTTCAAACACTGGTTATCGCGTTATAAAGCGTACAGCTCCTAATCAGATATTAGTATTAGTTAAATAAGCCTTAACAGAATTGAATCATTTTCTCAGAGGAATAAATCATAGGTTAATTCCTCTTTTTTTACGTAATAAACTATGTATATGATATGTAAAGTTAGGAGCATCAATGCCCCTAAGAATCATGCGAGTTTCTTTCAAAAAAAGTCGGCACAAGCCCCCATGCAGTGCCTTTTGCTGTCGTACCCTCGTCACATACCATAATGATAAGGAAAACATATGCCGATGCTCTAGGTAGTATACAAACAATACGTTTCTTTCTTTAAAAAACAAACTAGTTTCATAATGTGTCGTTAAGCTATTGGAGATCTGGTTAATTAACTTTTATTAATTTCCGATTTTCAAAATGTATTAGTATAGATTAAATTAAGTGGGGCAAAATTTCTGCCTCATTTTTTATGTTATAACTATTTAGTAATGTATTTATCATTTATAAAACTGTCTTGCCTTGCTAATAAAAGTAACAACTTTAAGGAATAGGAGAATTCGCTTCTGTCTTTCGGAGCCACTGTAACAATATCCCCCTCATGAGATAAAGATTTCTCTAAGGTAATCTTCAAACCCATAATCAATAAATCTAAGACTGAAACAAATGCAGACCTAAAGTCAGAATAAGCCTCAATAACTTCAAGTTCAGGTATCTGACAATCATCCCCCATTTAGTTTCTAAAAAATGGAAATCTCAAATAAAAAAGATACTATTTATCAATGGCTTCCTTTACTTGCCTAGAAAAGAGTAGGTTTCATAATTTATCATGAGATTGTGATAGAGCATTTAAATCAATAATAACGGGATAATTTTTTAAAAACTTTCCACTATAGAACATATTAAGAAGAACCGCTTTTAACAATGACTATAAACTTACTTATTTTTTCCTTCTTTTTTATAAAGGTCTTGGTTAGGAGGTATGCTATTAAAAAAGATAGTTCCTTTTGCATCTTTTCCAATTATCATAATATTATTACCTTCTTCATCTGTAGTAAATTGTATTCCTTCTACTTTTTCTTCATCTTTAGGAATATAAAATTTAGCCTCTTCATAGGATAGTTTTGTATAAGAAAGTAACTTAAAATTAATACTACCTACTTCTAAAAGTTCATCTATGATTCTATTAGCATCCGTATATACAATCCGAAAATTATCCTCATATAAAAAATAAATCCGATCAACACAAATTGCTTTACCACCTAGAACTAACGCATACTCTCCCGTAAAAGCAATTGTTATTTGGTATTGTTGCGTTTCAAAGTCTTTATAAAAGTTCACAGCTGCTTGCCTCAACAATTTAGGCTGATTTTTATCAAAAGAATGAGCTTTGGTTAAATTAAGATCATTAGAAGCAAAAGATAGGTTTGAAATTTGACAATCAAATGCACAATTGTTGTGGTGTTCAACTATATAATTCTTTGCATACGCTGCTTTGATTGCCTCCTCCCCATACCATAATTTGATTACAATTTGATGTAATTTTTTTGTTTCTCCAAAACGATTTGATCCAGTATAGATATAGGTTTTTTCACCTTTTTCAAACTTCTCTTCATTCACATACCAATTAACCTTCGAAATTTCTCCCCATATTTTAGGGATATAATCGGTAAAACCTATTATTCCATATTCTTTATTAAGAAACTGAATTCGTCTATCATCATAGCTTAGTTCAAGTTTTACACTCATTTTACTTTTCCCCTTTAATAAAAAATTTAGGCTAAACTTAATTCTAATCAGTAGATAGATATAATTTCTAATTAAATAATTAATAACCTTATTACATAGATTAGTGACAAGTATAAGTAAAGAAAATTCCCCTCTTTTCTTTACTAACAAACTCCTTACAGAGTCAATAATAATTTTATCCTATTAACCTAAATATTAAAAAGCTCATCCTTTTCTTCATCCAAAAGTGAAAAGAAAGATACCTTCAAGAAAATAAGGCTGGAATTATGATTAGAAGTCCACTCATTATATAAAATAAATAAATTCTAGAAGGTTTCCCTCATAAATAATAAAAGCAACATTAAACCACTAGCTTATACTAATAGCTCTTTAATTTTCTTCTTCGGTAATAAGCTTTATTACTACAGCTTTTGCTACAATATTTAGTTGGTTGTCGGTTATGACCAATATCCTTACCACAAAATTGACAATATTTTTTTTCAATTTCTGGTCTTTCAAATGGTTTTAATTCTCCAATTAAACCTTTGAATTGTTTAAAAGTAATATCTGAACGTAGATTTTTCTTATAATTCATTTCTTTTGGTATTAATCTCAGATTAATAGGATTAGATATATCCTCTGGATGTACCTTGTGAATCCATCCCTCCCAGATGGAAAAGATATGATCGATATGCATTCCTTCAGGGATCTTAGCTCCTTTTTTTGTGTAATAAAAATAAGATAGATGTGCAGCAGTACTTTGATAATATTTGAAATTGTCAATTTTGTCTCTTTTTTTACTGTATGTTTTCATCCTACTATCCGTGGTTTTTCTAATTAAATCTAATGGCATATTGCTACCCTTTGGAAAAGGATTAATTTCTTTAAAAAATTTTTTATAAAAGTTTTTAATATTCTTTTCAACATATTCTCTTAACCCAAACTGATTCACCCTGTCAGCAATTACAATTTCACTAACTTTTAATTCACGTGCAATTTCTGCCATTGTTAATCCTTTTTGTAACATACTTTCTAAAACTTCTTTTGTAACTTTATTAATATTAGGATTCCTTTCCTTGTGAACCATAGAAACAGCTTCATTATAAGTTCTTATCTTGATATTAATTTTTTTAAAATACGTATACATCCATGAGGAAGAAACTCCATATTCTTTAGCAATTTTAGGAATGGGTAAATTTTCTTTAAAATACTTCTGCTCTAGTTCTTCTTTTGGAATTTTCAAAGCCTTCTTTTCCTTAGCAATCTTTGTTCCTTCCTTAGAGGTTCTTAAGGGAATGTTATATCCTTTTAGAAGTCGCGTAACTGTGCCACGATCTATTCCAAGTCTTTCCCCTACCTCAGAAGGATTAAGTTGATCATGCATATACAACTTTTCTAATACTTCCTTTTCAATTAATATCTTTCTCGTTTTTTTGGGCCTTTCAGGAATTTCATACTGTTTCAATCTTCTAGAAATAGTATGATGACTTACCCCGAATCTTTCACCAATTTCTTTAAGTGAAAGGTTTTCGGTAATATATAGCTTTTCTAAACTTTCTTTATCAATATACATCTAAGTCACCCCATTTTAATCCAATACAAATTAAATTATATCGTATTTCTGGATAAGTTAGGAATTGAATCGGGCTTTTTAAAAACTGTTGAAAATTCAACATAAAAAAAGCCGCTGATTACCAGCAGCTTCCTTTGCATTTCTTGTGCTCAGAAAAAAGTGGGTTTTATGTTTATTAATGAGCGGTAGGACAGCGATTAAATAGCCAATTGTATATTTCTGCTTTTCAAATTTTTTCTTTTAAATCATACTAGGAGATGCAAAAGTGGAACAATCACTTTTGCCCTTATTTAAGAACGTTAAGTTATTAATTTGGCAACTCCTTTAAATCAACATTCAATCTTTTAAAAGCATTATTAATATTAGAGGATTTAAACAATAATTCATGAGGATGGTTATTTAGTCTTAAATGCTGTTCGAAGACCTTAGCTTCAACCATGAAAGCATAAATAGCTTTATCAATTGTAAACAATAAAATATTATGATTAATAATTTCCATAGGAGGGATATCTATACATCTCACTTCATTTACCCCGCTTTTTAAAAGCTCAGTAAGACGATGGTTTCCATCTATTACAACATACATATATTTATCCATAGGAAGTGTCGTAAGGTAAATAGGGTGATTTATATCATGTGTAGTAGCATCGGCCTCATGACTCCACTTAATTTGTCCAGAAAATTCGTCAGCTTTAATTTTTCCAGGTTTTATTTTACTATTTTTCACATATTCTTTAGCGCCTTCTATAATAAAGTTAAATTTAAAAGTAACTCTCCCAAAGTGTACATTTTGTGTAAAGACTTCAACAATGGGAAATCCATTTTTCTTTAAATTATTTATTTGAATAGTAGTATCTTTATCAGCATTTTTAAATACTCTAACCCATCCATCTATCCATTGATTAAAATATTCAAAGTTTAACTGATAGTGTTTATAAATATAATTGTGTAGTTCGTCAATGTCTAAACTATATTCTTCTAAATTAGCCAAATCAAATGCCACATAAATCCCTCCTTAATTATTAAATATCCAAAATCTAGTATATAATTTTATCATTAATCAAAATATATGAACAACAATTAATTTTCTGCTATTTAAACGTTTTATTAGTAACATTACCGAGAATCTATTATTAATGGACCGAATCTAATTTTTATTAGGAGCATTTTAAAACACTGCAGCGTATACTTTCTTATTTTTTTAAAAAAGTAGGTGTACTACTCTGTTATTAAGTTAGAAAAAAGCATTAAATCAACAATTATGTATGTATTTTACCTTTCAACATTTTTTCATTATAAATATCATCTTGAGCAGGGCGAAAAAATGGCCCTGCTCAAGATGATATTTATAAGTTAATTAGACGACACCTCAGTCTCTTCCTTCTCTATTTAAGAATACAACTTTAAAACACATTCTATATTACATATTCGAATTATATATTGTTATGGAAATTAATTCACTTTTATCACTCTTTTCCTAGAACTCCCTCGTATTTATACTTGCAATTAGCTAGATTCTAACAAACAAATTAAAGAAATCAGGAGCGTACTTCTACAATTCATGACATTTTTTCTACATAATAGATAAATATAATTGAATAATATGACAAAAGGCTTATAATCAAACTATAGCATTACATTATTATACCTATATTTACAATATTATATAATATTATAAATAAGGTACACGTTCCACCATTTATAGTATTGAATCATAAGGGGAGAAAAATATGAAAGTTAAAGACATGAGATTGGGCAAAGCAGTCATTGAAATTAGATATCAAGAAGCCTTCAAGCTTCCAACATCAGACGTAAAGTATAAAATTGTTGATAAAATGGTACACAAAAAATACCCTAATTATAATATTGAGCAACCAGAAAATTTATCTTTTTTTAACCCTGAAAAAGAACTTCAATTTCACGTGGGAATAAATAGAATCCTAATTGACTGGGATCAACCTTCTAATTTATCTGAGTTTGTGAAAATGGCTATTCCTGATATAAACTTCATCTTAAAAGAAATTAATGTACATCAAGTTGATCGAGTAGGATTTCGTAATTTTTACTTAGCTCCTTTTTCAAGTCAACAAGAAGTAACAGATATTTTATTTAAAAATTTCATTTCTCCTAAGCTAAAACAACCTAGTTTTGCTGACACATACTTTAGCCCTCAAGTCGGGTTTTCAGGAAAGAAAGGGAAGCTAAATTTTAATTTAAATTTGAGATATCAACAAGAGCAAATAATTCATGGAAGCAATACTACGTTACTGCAAAATACTATAAATGATTATCTGGTAACAGATTTTGATTGTTATCAAGAAAATGTAAAACAAACTAAATTGGAAACCTTTTTTACTCACTCGAAAGATATGAACAATGGCTTAAATGAATATATAAACCTAGCTCAAAAGGATGATGTATATGCGTGATAGTCATTTAACGTATCTCCCTTCATCTTCAAATACAGCAACTGACTTTTACGAATCAAATAATGTTATTGATGGTACAAAATATTTCCCTGGAGTAAATTCTACATCACGTAATGAAATAAAGGAAAATGTTGAGGAAAGTACTATTGAAGCAAAAGATTTTGATATTCAGGCTAAGATCCCTGTATATATAAAGAAAGGCGAAAGAGTTAAAATTTCATTTAAAAGGGAGAGTTTATTCACCCAAACTACTAGCACATCTAATTCTTTTAGAACAGAACAAATAAAATCTACCCTGTATGTAGAACAAGAACAAATAATTAAAGAACTCACAGAAAGAAACAGAGTTTTGAATCAATATGTCGAAGAGTTAGAATTAAAAATCTCACCTTCTCATGATACAATTAAGGAAAACGCAAAAGAGGTGGAAGGTATGACAGAAACAAGTAAAAATGCAGATTTCTCTTTTAAAGCTATAAAAATGGTTACTAATACAGCTATTACAATTTCAGGAATATTTGCATTTGTATTTTTTATCTGCTTCGCTTTTAACGTATATATGAATAAGGCTGACTCGATGTTCGGTTTTAGTTTAACCTTTATGACTGCTCTAATGTTTACACTTGATAAAATATATAGGAGATCGATAAACCATGGTAGCTAAATTCTTAGAAAATCTTGAGATATTTTATAAATTACTTGGTCCAGCTTTGCTATCCATGGTAGTTATGTTCGGATTGTTAGGTTATTTTATCTTAGATATGTACAAATTCAATGTTCTCCATAAGATACAAGATGCATTTCCTTCTCAATTTGCAATAGGTTTTTACTTTGCATTCGCGGTAGGTGCAGTTGTTTTTATAGGAGCAATTATAAGTTTCCAAGCTTCTTTATTCAGTAAAGATTCAGGAAATCCCCCAAGTACACCAACGGCTCCACCAAATGCCTCAGCGTGAAGAAATCACGCTGAGTTTTTATTTAGCTAAATTTCACAAAAAATTTTTAACACCCTTACAAAACGAGGCGTAGATTAATAACCTTTGGACTTTAAAACTGCCTTTAATTTAGCCAGTGTGTTTTTTCCATACATTCCATCTACTTCATATGGTAAATAAACCTTTTGAAACCGCCTAACAGCATCCTTTGTTTTAGCTCCATAAATTCCATCCGCTGTACCACATTTAAAATAAACAGCATTTAAAGCGTTCTGAAGTTGTTTAATTCCTGTTTTATCTGTTGCTCCCGTTTTAAGTATTCCAGAAGGTAAAGGATATTTATATTCTGATTGATCTTTTTTAGGTGTTTCTGGCTTTGGTGTATATGAATTTTGAGCTGATCCAAATTTAATCGTTTGGCCTACTTTCAACTTACTAGGATCTACACCAGGATTTGCAGCAATTAAATCCTCAACAGTAATACCCTCTTTTCTATCTTTTAAAGCAATACTCCAAAATGTATCACCCTCTTGAATTGTATATAATCCTGGTACTGGATCAGGTTGCTTAGATCCTGGCAGCATATCATCTAAGACATCTTTAAAAGCCTTATTATAATCAAATACGCAACATGCTTTCCAAGAGTAGCCAGGCATTTCATTATGGGCTTTATCGTACTTTCCAATTCCATCAGCAACTAGAGCTTTATGAAGATCAACAATTGAATGAATAGTAGGATCAGTGAGTTTATCAGTTCGATAATCACCAATAACACAAATACCCAAGCCAATGTTATTACTGTTACCTACATGATAAGATTTCTTAGAAATATCTACACAATAATAAATAGTGGCTTTGCCATTCACAACGTGTTTAGGATCAATGATTAAATGATAAGCAATTTCTGGCCAGCCGTTTGTTCTTACATGAAAATCCGCGAATGATTCAATTTTAGATCCACCAGCTGATAATTTTGTTAATGAATGATGCCATACACGGGTAGTAATAGTTTTTGTACGCTTGCTGTATGAACCTTTATGAACTAATTTTCCTCGTTTATCAACTAACTGCGGTAATTTTTCAAACTTATACATTTTCATCTTCCTTTCAAAATTTTGATATAAAAAAGCCGCTGCATAAACAGCGACTTACTTAACCTCTTCTTTTTCTTCCTTTTTGACTTCTGCTGTAACAATAGGGGGATTTGGTGTAACGACTGCTGGAACTTCTAAAGCTGAAGGTACAACAGGTTTTTCTTCTTTTTGTGGCTTGCTTCTTAAAACGGCAATTGCTTTGGTTAATGGTTCTGGAACATAAACACCCATCTTTCCAGCGTTTTCAACAATGGAAAGCACTTCGTTTAGACAATAAGCGGTAATTACAACACTCATAGCTAGATAACCAACTTCAATTTTGTTTTCAATTAGCAATAGATCCACCAAATGACTGACCGCTACCATTGCAAAAATAAATACTTTACGGGCTATACCCATTAATCCAACACGGCTTTTTAATTCCCCGTTCATGGATGCTGCTGCCATACCTGAAAGATAATCAATAACCATTAACGCCACTAAAATATTTAACATGGGTGTCCACGCTCCAAATAAAAAAGCGATTACTCCACCGGAAACGGTTAGTAACCATTTAAAAATTTGTTCCACCTTTATTACCTCCTTTAAGAATTAAAAAAAGATGCTTATTCAGCATCTAATGTAAGAATGGATACATCTTCAACAAAAGTTAAATTTCTTAGCTCCTGGACATCGGTATATTCTGTTTCATCAATTTCCTTAGTTAAATCATCAAGTCTTCTAATAAGCTGATCCTTAAAGGAATTTGCATATGTGACCAGGTTAATAAACTCTTCCTTTGTATATTTTTTAATACCGTTATTCTTTGTTTGAACTTGGACGGTAGTTAAAGCTGGATTTAATAACAGTAAAATTTGTTTTTGGGAAAAATCATTTTGCTGATCTGGCCCATATAAAAATTTATCTCCATTTGTATATTCAAATCCTGAAGCAATGACCAGGTTACATTGTTGTTCCAATTCTTCAATTTTAAAAGGTTTTAAATAATTGGCTACAACTTGCGGTGTTACAGTGTCAGGATCTAAATTATCTTCACCTACACAATAACCTACCTGGAAACCAGATAAAACACCATATTCACCCTCTGCTGTTGTATAAACAAACTGATCAAGTTTAGATGTGTGATTCACGATGTTTTCAATAATATTTCCGACTTTATTTTCAATATTTAAAGATACAAATTTCATGTTTTTTTGCTCCTTCAGTCTTTATTTATAAGTGATTTCTAATTTTGCCGTTGCATCGAATTTTGCATAATAGTTTTGACTAGTTGAGTTGATATAAATTCCAATGCCTTTATAAGAACCACTAACAAATCCAGCATAGAATGAGCTAGGAATAGTAATCCATTTACCTTCATTGAGCTTAAAGCTTGCTGTTGTTTGCGGTGACTGATAAGAAGGTGCTCCGCTCGGCTTGCTTGTATACGTATGAGGCTTAAAGTAGGTAGTAACAGCTGTTGAGTTTCCACCCGCATTTTTACGGTGTACATACATTCTAATTTGAGTAATTGTCTTTCCAGAAAGAGAAGGTAATGAAAAGAACCATAGACCGCGATAAATTCCATAACTGCCCCATTTACCTTGTACGACTTCGTTTTGTCCGTACCACTGGCCACCAAAATTATCACGCCAACTATCACCGCCACTTGCCGAAAGGGTTACGGTAGTAGGTTGAGCATCCATTGTGCCTCCTGTAGTCGTTCCATAGGTAAAGGAACCCATAACCTTGCCCCCTGCAACTTCTCCTATGTTATTGTTTCCACCACTTGGAGCTGTGCCCTGGCCAAAAATATCCCCACCATAACAATGCAGGCCGTATGTTGTAGCACTTCCTTTACAGTTAGTGAGAAAGACACGCCCACCATAGCGTGAACTGATACCCAAATCGGCACCGTATGTTTCACATTGATCCATTTCTGTGAATCCCGCTGTTGTATCAAAGTTCATGCTAGAACCATTACCATAAACCTTCATTTTTTCTAATCTTACATACGCATTACGCAATAAACTTACAACAGCATAATCAAGTTTTTTACCATTGAATGTTCCACCGCTTGAAAATATATTTAACAAGTTATTTTTAATCACTGGATTTCCATAAAATTTAGAGCTACCTAGTGATAAATTAATAGATCCAGAACCTAAAAATCCGCTGATTTCAAAGCTTTCATACATCAAAGAGTTATAAGCTACGTTAATTGTGGCTTTTCCATCATAATACTTAGGAATACGTCTTATTGCCTCTGTTACTGTTGCCAGCGGCTTTGTCCACCCTGTTCCCTCGTTATCATCGTTAGGTTCAATAGCTCCTGAATATTCTAAAAGCCTGTCAGAGACAAAAAGGTTTATATCGTCCGCGCTATATTCTACCACTGTAGGACTATCAAAATTACCTACATATAAATCACTAAACCCGCCCTGGGCTGCATCTAGTGAAGCAATCAATTCATCATTTGCGTTGTAAACTTCAATTCGACCATTTCCGCCAGATCCACCAAACTGAGCAATACCACCTTGTAAACTATCAAAGGAAACTGACTTAGCTTTAACGTGTCGGCCCTCAATCCCACCGTCAACAATTAAATCGCCACCCGCTTTTCTACGCCAAATAAAGTTATCTACGTAAAACTTGTTTGTCGTTTCACCATTGGATGAAAAACTAGCATAAAACTGCAAATAAGCAGTATCTTCAGGAACAACAAAAGAACCACTTTTCTTAACAAAAGCAGTTGTTTTTGTTGACTCGTTCCACCTTAAAGGTGTATTCCAGACATTTAATGATTGTCTCTTAGCGTCATAACATAAAAAGCCTACCCGTCCATCACCTGAACCAGCTGTGTTTAAATATCGGCCCTCCGCTTGGATAAACATTTCTTCACCAGGATTAACAGGTATAAGATTATTTACATAGATGCTATTATTAGAGCTTGATAAGGCATCCATAGCCAGGGCCTTATTTGATCCGTTCCCATTTTGAAACCCTGAAATATCTTCTACCCTAATTTTAGATCTATTTGCTTCATAACTTGGATAATAACCGTTGGGAAACTGGCCTATGGTATCATTCTCAAAGTCAGGATTTTCAACTAAATTTGTCCAATCAGCTAGTAAAAGAGATTGTGCAAAAATGGTTCCTGTTGCTACTGATCCACCGTTAAATTTCGTTTCATCACCTTTGTATTTCCATAGACCGACCTTATTTGCTGCATCGGTCCACTTCTCACCATAAAGGCCCAAATCATCGAGAGCATCTTGCCCCTTCTGATCCGCTGCATCTGAATTATCTTTTTGCTTGGCAGCTGTTGCGACCACTAGGGCATTAACCGCATTTTCATATTGTAAAAACTTATCTCGAAACGTTGACTTTGTAACAGCAATTGTTTTTGCTTTATTGGCCGTGGATAGATCCCAAACGTCAATAGGTGTAAGACCTTCTAAATAGGTTTTTAAATTCGTATATTGAGTAGCCACCTCGATATACGTTGTATCAGCTGTTGAAATGCCCGCATTTAACGCCTGTTTCCGAACAGTATACAATTCCCCTTTACCGCTACTATCCAGGGTAGAAGCAGCTGGCAAGGTTGTGGCATTATCAGCAATAACATAACCGATGATTTCAGTAATACAGTCTTTTAAAATTTTTCGTTCCGTATAATCAATTACACTGTCGCTCGTAATATCATCAATGCTCTTGTTTATGTTTTCAATCGTATCTGAATAGTTAGGATCAAGCTCTCCAATATCCACCCATGAAGAACCACCCCACTTTTTCATCATATTAGGGGTTACACTTGTATCTAACCATAATGTCCCAACAGTAGGATTTGCTGGTGCTGTTCCTGAAACAATAGCATCGTTCATATCCACTAGTGAAATTGTTCCTGTTGCTAAAGGTGCCATTTGCTATTTACTCCTTTCAAGAACGAATAAAAAGAGCGGTTTCCCGCTCCTTTTATCAAGCCTTATCTATATCACATGTTACATTACCACGAACATTAATATCTGCTGCGGTAACGGTAATTGATTTTCCTGTTTTACTCCAGTTTGTATTTTTAACATTGTTTGCATCATATATAGACCATTTGTAAGTAAAAGCTGTTCCTGCAGCATCTACTTCCGCCCCGGCCTGGAATACTTTAGCTGTTAAAGTTGTGCTTCCTTGCCCATTTTTAAAAGTATTTGTTCCTACAATTGTAACTACATATGGATCACTAACATCTACCACTGTACAAACATCGTTATATTTCACGCTGTTATATGTTACAACACACTTGAAAGCCTCTACACTAGGAATTGCGCTTGCTGGAATCGTAATTGTATCCGTTGTATATCCTGTTACTCCTGCATTTGATGTAGAAGTAAGCAAACGCCAACCAGCGCCCCCATCTGCATCCCCACCGCTTGACGTTGTAGCAGCAGGATCTTGGATATACCATTTAAAAGCTGTAGGCGTTACCTTTGAAGCTCCTTTGTATACATCAACAGTTGCTTTGACAGTCCCATTTGAATTACGTGTAACATTTCCGTCTGGTGTCCACACAACAGCTCTTACAGCATCTTGACCAGCTGCACCATTGGAACCATTAGTACCATTTGTTACTTTAATAATTTCATATTCTGCTTTTGTAGTTACATCAAAGCCCGTGTCTGGATCTGTATAAACAACCTCACACATATAAGTCATTGAGTTAGCGGAAGCAAGTACATTTCCCTTAATTGTTAATGTTTTAGGTGCTGTAGTTCCTAAAGTATAGTTTGTATCACTAGCTGTAATTTCAGTGAAATTGCCGCTGCTGTTTGTTTGATAGAACCACTTAATTGATTTAGCTTTATCTGCAATATTCGTGTTAGTCCCTGCAATATATAATTGAGGTGTTAACACGTTATTTGAACTAGCATAGTTCGGTGTATATGAGCCGCCATTAGGATTATAAATAACCTGTCTTTGTTGTGATGAACCAATAAATGCTATTAGTTGTTTTGCATCTGTTACATCGATTAACGTCATACTGCCTGTAGCTACTGTCGCCATAGTCATTTCACTCTTTTCTAATTTTTTATTCTTCCTCTGGTAAATCTAAATCACAAGTAAAGACCGCTCGCTGAACAACATCAAACGAACTAACTGTGATTTTGTTACCAATCCCTACATGCTCATAATTCCAAGCCACATCAAAAAAACCATCTTTATCTTTTTTCGTCCAGATAAAAGCGGTTTTTGGAAGTGTATCGGTAATATTCTCTTTTCCTTTGTAGACAATAGCTGTTATTTCTGTATCAATCAGGCCGTTTTTAAATGTTGTGCCGTTACTAGAAACAAGCTCTACCTTATAAGGAACTTGCTTTTTTACTTCTTCTACGCCTTCCTGGGCCTCTTTTGCCCGGTCAATAGTGGCATTCCATACTTTTTCTTTTAATTGAAGGGTACGCTGTGCTTTTTCTACTGCTTGGATTGGTTGAATTGTAAGCGGAACATATTCACCAACTACAATAGATCCTTTATCCTTTTGGACGGTACTTAATTCTTTATTTAAAATTCTAGCTTCTAAATAAGTAGGCGGCTCGGATGATATATCTTTTATATAAATGGTGTCACCTATAGAGGATTTTGTATGCTCATATCCTTCTAGCTGCTCCATCATTACGACTGTTGCCTCATATGAAAAAACGGGATGATTTACTTTTTTTAAGGCTTCTATTGTGTTATCAAAAAGCTCTACTGGATTTGTTGCTGTTTCATCAATAAATTTATCGACTACATTTGCGCCATTGTTTCCATATTCCTGAAGGGCATTAACATCCACAATCATGTTTCCCACTACTTCAAAACCCTCTGGCGGTTTCTTTTGAGCATTCATAAGTAAAATAGGATTTCCGTTTTTGTCCTCATTACTAGCAATACCGATCATAGCCGTAACAATTTTATTTCCGTCCTCAATTTTGCGTAACCCCTCTAAATTCCTTGCATATTCAAAGCTAACACCTGTTTTTGTGCCGCGCTTTTCATAGAGGTTTACAACTTTCCGGGAAACCTCTTGTCCATCGAATTCCACCTTAAATTCGATTTCCGCACCAAATTGCTTAATGGTATTTCGGATAGCTTCTAAAGCTGTTGGGTAATCGTCAAAATCTACTGAAATGATTTCATCATAATAGCAAACGCCTAACTCCCATCCTGTATTACTCAAAAGAAATTTAACTATATCGGATAAGCTGGCCCCGACAAAAGACTTTGGCTCAATGATCTGGCCAATTAGATCCTGGGTTGCTGCTGTTTCACAATAGACGGTTTTTATTTCCTCTAACCCGTGGCTTTCCGTAGTCTTTGTAATCCTAAATAGCTCATAGCCATCTGGATTATCGGTATAAATAATAAAAGCTCCCCTACTCAAAAAGCTGGCTTGTGGGTGACTAGCATAGACATCAAACTCTAATGTCGTATATCCATCCTCTAGCTGACCTTTCCAGCTATCTCTAAGAATGGGACAGCCTTTAGGAATCTTATTGTTTAAAACGCCCACGGCATCATATGTTTTGTTCAAAATATACCACATTAGAACCTATAGCCACCTTTCTGTAAAGGTTACTTTTCCATCCTTAATAGCTGAGTAATCAGAAACCACAAGGCCATTTGCTGCCTTATCTAAAAGTAAAAATTCTGATCCTGGATATAACCGTTCAAGAAAGAGTTTTCCATTCTTATAAATTTCTCCTGTTTCACAATCGATTAGCAGCTTATCACCTGTTCTAAATACATAATCAACTTGATTAGATTGTTTAGATAAAATTCCCCTAAAATAAACATTACTGATCCACATTTGATCTACTGCTGGATCTTTATCATAGGCAGCAATATGCAGCTGAATTTTGGCCACTTTTTGCATATATTTATTTTGCCAATCAGTAAAGGCTTTATAGTGTCTGGTGTGCGCTCTGCCGTTAGAATCAACTTTTGCAATGTAGCAATGCCATTTCTTGCCGAGTCTACCCATTTGTATAATCCCGTTAAAATCAGAAAATACACCTTTTTTGGCCCCGTAGGTATTTGTGACAGAAACACCGCCACCATTTACTTTTCCTACCCAAAATTCAAACTGTGGGTTATCTAAGTTATTCCAGATGTCTCTTATCGCTATTTTTCCAAGCTGATTATTATTAATATCGAGCAGATAAATTTCAATTCTGCCTTTTTGGTTTTTATTACTGGATGAAAAGCCTACCTGACATTCTAATTCAAAATCTTGAATTTGCTTTGTTAAGCTTCTTACCATGCTGCCGCCATGCCATAAGCCGCTTAGTGTACCATAATCTTTTCCTGCTTGGCTAAAGGAATAACCATTGGAACCAATGGTACCTAATACACGTCCGCCATCTACATTAAAATTTGTTGCTTGTAACCAATCTGTTGTGCTGCTGCCAGGATCATTTAAAATAACTGGCTTTGTATCCGTTACTGTCTTTTCTGTTGGATCAAAAGGCTCTCCAAAATAAAGGCTTTGTTTATCTGTTGCGATAAAAAAGTCAGTTACATTTTTAGTGAATGTCATGCTGATTTGTGGAGCTGTTTGCCTGTTACCATAATTCACTAACATAGTAGTGTCAGAGGTAATATTATAGGATCTTTGCTCTCCATATCCATGCGGATCATGGCATATTAACTTAATGCTGCCTTTTCCTAGCTGTTCAATCTTTTCAAGATCCGTGTCACCGTCTAAAATGGCATAATATTTACGCCCTGGCAGATCCCGAAAAATAATAGGTTGTGGTTCGTCATGTTGTAAAAAATCGGCTAGTTGGTCCCCCATTGACATTACCTTATCTCGATCAGGTGCCTTAATGGTTAAATCAATAGTTATTGTTCGGTTTCCATGCTTCTTATTTACAAACTGCGAACCACTTTTCATAGGTATATCAATAGATGTTAGTTCAGAAGGCGGCAAAGGCGGCAAATGAACTTTATCTATAATTAAAAAGTCAGGGGTGTTAACCCCTGCAAAATTTTTAATAAGACTGGCCATGTACTACCCACCTTACTCCTTTAGCTCTTAACTGTTGTTCTATTTGTTCGTCCATTATCTCTTGCAGCCATTTAGCAAACTTAATGACATCATCTCTATTCGGCAAACCAGAGTAAGAAACAGATACATGGTTTTCAACATGAATAGACTGTACTTGCTGCTGACCTTGATCTGCACTTGAAGTATTGCTACCAGGAGAAGATACAGGATTTGAACGCGTATTTCTTTGAAGTTCTTTTCCAGCTAAAGCTAATAACTTCATAGCATCCGTTCTTTGATTTTCATTAGTAGCAATTACGGATGCATCTGCCTCACTGTATTCCTTAATGAAATCTTGAATACTTGGCCATACAATTGTTCCCTTTGGCAAATTAGGATAAAGCGTTGCGCTGTCTGGACTTAAACCTAATAAGCCATTTGGCATTAAGAATGGCTCTCTCTTACCTCCATCACCTAAGATACCGTCTCCACCTAAGTGCCCAAGTAATCCCGTACCGTTTTTATACTTACGTCTTCCTCTTGGCCCCCAACCTCTACGGCCATACGGTAAATCTCTGCGCCATGTTGTGTTATTAAAGAAAGCTAATAACTGGTCATAGCCTGAATAGATATTATTATGCCCTTTGACCTTATAGGCGTTGAATGTTTGCGGTATATATTGGAGCAATCCACGAGCGGGATTTCCAGCAGCTGTATTTACATCCCATACAGCAGATGATTGTACAATCTTTTCGTTACCGCCACTCTCACGCTGAATCTGGGCGAGAATACCATTCACTTGGGCAGGGGTTACTGCTTCTTTCATAGCTACGGCAGCTTGGAGAATAACAGGACGCCATCTAGCTACACCCTTGCCGGCAGGAGCTGCTACACTTGCACCAAAATCACCGAACATCTTTTTAATAAAGTTAGCTACGCCATCTTTAACTTTTGTGACACCCGCTTTAGCAAGCTCGCCCATTATCCCGCCAACATCAGGCATTTTCAAATTAAGGGAACTAAAGACCTTATTCATTAGCTTTTTAGGATCATCCATATAAGACCATATATCTCCGATGGAATCAGACACTTTTCCTTTTACTTCTCCCGCTTTGGCTAATGCTTGGCCCCCTGTATCTTTAAGCCATTTACCAGCGGTTTTAGCTACGTCCTTAACACCCGTACCTTTTTTATACATTGGATACATACTTAGAAATTCATCAGTCTGTTTTCCGCTTAATACTTGGGTACCTTTATCTCCCCAATACAAAGTAGTAGTGTCAGGACTCATTGTTATACGTCCATCCGGGAAACGAATTAATTCGTTTTTCCCTCCATCACCCGCGAAAAAGTACCCGCCTGGGTGTGAATCAGTACCCGTTGCATAACCGGGAATATCTAATCTAGGAATTTGGCTTTTCTTGCTAACACCAATCTTATCTAAAACAACGTTAATACCTTTTTGAGTAATGGTATTCATAACTGATTCAAGACCGCCAGCAAGCTTTTTACCAAGAGCGGAAACGCCATCTTTTACTTTCCCCGCCATTGCGCGGATACCGTCACCAATTCGACCAGGTAATTTTTTTGCCCCTGAAACTATATCCTCAAAAATTTTAGATGTTTTAGTTTTAATACCTGTAAAAATTTCAGTTGTTTTATTTCTTAAAGTTGACCAGGCATTTACTACCCCATCTTTTGTTCTGGAGGCTAAATTAGATACCGTTTTTTGTACCCCTGTCCATAATGAATTTAGGAAACTACGGACAGAATTAAAAATACTTGTCGTTACTGATTTCAAGGAATTCCACGATGAACGGACAGCATTAACTATTGCGGATGCTGTTTTAGAAATCATGGATTTTAAGAAATTCCATATCCCTAAAAGGAAAGATCGGTACGCATTAAAAATAGTTGTTGTTATAGATTTCAGTAAATTCCACGAACCACGGACAGCATTAACTATTCCAGATGCCGTTTTAGAAATCATAGATTTTAAGAAATTCCATATTCCCGAAAGGAAAGATCGGTACGTATTAAAAATGGTTGTCGTTACTGATTTAAGTATGTTCCAAGATCCCACTACAGCATTTTTTGCTGCTCCTGCACTTGAAGAAAATAACGATTTCAAACCATTCCACAATCCGACAAATGCACCACGGAAAGAGGTAATAAAGACTTTTCCTAGAGAAAGGAGCTTACCGAACATTTGCAGCTGCACAAAATTCCAAATGAATTGAACAGCTCCCTTAAATATTTGCTTTAAGCCCTCCCACATTTTTGAAAAATTGCCTGTGAAAAGACCAGAAAAAACCTTTACCAGCCCCATAATAATATTTAGCGCTCCGCTTATGATACCCTGTATATTTCCCCAAACCGATTTAATTATGGAAAGTATAAAAGGCATAACAAAGCCAATTACAGAAGAAATCCCCTGAAAAACTACACGTACCACGCTGCCTATATTTGAAAGGGCCTGAAGTATAGTAGTAGAGTTATCCTGCCAAAATTGCTTTATTACGGATAGCTGACTCTGAAAGAATTTTTTCACTGACTCAATAGCTGGTTTTAAGATATTTAGTGCACTCTGGCCAAGTTTTTGTATACCGCTCATTAAGCCAGAAACGCCATCTCTAAATGTTTGAGAATTGCGATATAAGGCCACAAATCCAGCGCCTAATAAGGTTATTGCACCTATGACTATTCCCACTGGGCCAGTTAAAGCAGCAAGCCCCGCTCTTAGAACATTTAATAAACCTCCGGCCCGTGCAATGGCATTCATTACTGGTGTAAAAACAGGTAAAAGATTACCTATAGCACCAACAAACATACCTACCATAGTAATTACAGGGCCAAGTGCTGCTAACATTCCAGCAAAGATAAGGCCCGCTGTTTGTGCTGCTGGTGATAAACTTTTAATGAAACCAGATACCATTTGAATACCAGTAGATACTTTAGGTAAAATACCTTCAGCAAATGAAATAAGGATCTCCCCGAAAGGCAGCAGGGCCATACCAGCTTCACGCCAAACAGATTTTAGACGAGCGCCAAAGGACTGTTCTACATTCTTAGTCATTTTATCCATAGTACCCTTGCTGTTTTGCAGCTCTTTATTAACGGTTTTCATGGATAAAACTACATCGGCCCCTTGATCTTCCCACTTCGTTCCAAAAAGTGCTTTCCCAATCACATTAAAATCTTTTGCTGGAATTGTATCTTTCATCTTTTGCAAGTCAGGTATTACCGCTTTATATAAATCCGCTACAGTTGCATTACCATTTTGATACTCTTCGTATACTTTTCGTGTGCTTGCAGACATTTGATCCATAGCACCCATATACGCTTTACTGGAATCCTCACTTTGAAGCTTAAATTCTAGCATTGTATCATTTAAGCGGTCTAAGTTATAACCTTTCTTGGCCCCATTAGAAAGGATAGAGAACATTTCATTAGCAGAGAAACCAGCCTCTTTAAAACTAATGGTGTATTCTGACATGTTATCAAACATCTCTTTTGAGAAATTCATGCCATTTTGAGCACCTTTGGCCATTAGATCAAAAGCATCTTTTGCATCCATGCCATAGTTTTGAATTAAGCTATTTCCCGCTCTGGTTACTTCGTTTACATCAGCGTCAAATGTATTAGCCAAAGTCAGAGCCTTTTTAGTAATGTCCTCTAAATCTTCATCATTGATATTTTTAATATTCTGCTTGGTTTCCAGTAGGGCATTGTCTACCTCTTCCAGACTTTCCCCAAATCCATCTTTATAAATGTTTCGTGAGGCTTCAGTAAATTTCTTTGTCTCCTTAGTAGAAGTACCTAAAGAGTTACTTATTTTAACTGAAGAGTCATTGAATTTAGTAGCTAGTCCTATGATTCCTGCCCCTGCTCCAATAATAGGCAATGTTAGAGAGCTAGATAGAGTAGATTCGACTCCTTGCATCTTAGAACTTAGTCCAGTTAAAGATGATCCTGTTTTATCAATCAAACTTCCCATCTTGCTCCAACCAGATTGTAAAGCACCTTGCTCTTGCTTTAACTCTGTCAAGCTGTGGCTTGTACGATTAACGGAACGTTCTAAATTATTTAAAGCCGCTACTTGATTATTAAAACTTCTTGCAGCTGCTTCCGCTTGCTTAGATCCTTCCCCGTGCTCTTTAACCATTTTTTCGTATTCGGCCCTGGACTCACTTACAATTCGCTTTTGAATTTCTAATTTCTTGCTTAATCCCTGTAAAGTAACCTCATACTTTTCAATGGATTGCTCTCCTCTATCAAAAGCAGATAAATTGGCTTTCATTTCACTATTTACAGTCTTAAAACGATCTTTCAACCCTGTTAGACCGCGATCAAGCTGCAATGTTTCTAATTCCAGCGCAATGGACATACCTTCAATACGTTCTGCCAAAATTCACCCTCCCTTCTTGAAAACACAAAAAAATCCTTAAGCGCCAAACGCTGCAATTAAGGATTTTTCTTGTTTAGGTTTATTTCGCTCACGTAACATTTCCAAGACAAAATGAAAGGGCATATCTAACACCTGGTTAATATCCTTACCTTCTTTCATTAAGGACATAATAAAATTATCTAGGTATTCTTTTTGCTTTTCTGGTGTGAAATCTTCATCACTCAATTCTTCTTCTCTAAAAACTTTTTTGTTTCATCACTTTGATGACCAGCAGCCACAAAACGAATTTGATTTTGTAAAATCTCCATAGCATCTGGAGCATGTAGACCATTAATTAAATCATCTTTTGTAAACTTATCTTTATATACATCATGAACAATAAAATCAACAAAACGATCAATTAATTCTCTCTCATTTTGAGCATTTGCTTTTTGCATATCGGCAGTTAGATCCATTGCTTGATATACGACAGTAAGCGGGATAAATGCGGGTGTTAAATGTTTTTCTGATTTAAGAATTTCTCCGTCCTCTGAAACCTCTTTAATTAATTCGATCATATTACGTTTTAAATTTGCCATATTAAAAAACTTCCTCTCTATTTTGGTTTATTTGAATGAATAAAAAGAGCAAGCGTCATGCTTGCTCTAATTCTTTAATAACTGGCCTACCTTGTTTGTTTTTATTGGTTAAAAGTTCTTCTAATCTTTCATCATCGATATTTTTGTTTGCTGGTTTAGGGTACCGATCACCCTTGCGATAAATTTTATCTTTATCCTGTAAATCCTTAAAATCCTCAATGACTTCAAATTTTCTATTACTGGCCATAAATTACGCCCCCGCTGGTTCTGTTGTAGTGCCAGGATAAGGCTTACCAAAAATCTTCATAAATAATGCATCACGATTTGTTGTTTCGCCTTTTTTATCAACAGCAAAGGCAACAGATTTCTCTTCATCTAGTCCATCAATTTTACGATCCATAAACTGTGCTTCGATTTCTTCAGAAGAAAATTCTGTTCCATCCTCTTTAGTTTTCCCTGAAAGTTTTGGTCTGGTAAATAGACCTTTTGGCAAGCCAACATATTCTTTAGAGCCGTCTTCATACGTTTTAGCAAAAATGGTTGCAACATATGGAGGATTATCTTTACTACCCATATAGGTAATACCGTCCACGACTTCAAGGCCTAAAAGTTTTTGCTTGTCTTCCATAGGAATTTTATGAAAAGCAGAAGTAACTTTAATATCACCATTTGATACAGCCATTTCCGCTGTTTTATTGTCTCCATAAGCACGGGTAATATCTTGAGGCATATCTACATCAATAGTTTGTAAGTATTCTACCCGCTCAATATATGAAGCAACTATACCGTCTCCAACTTCTCCATAGTAAAATTCATCTACACCTGTAGAAGCATGATAATTCTTTTTTTCTTCTGCCATTATAACTTCCTCCTTTAAATTTCTACATACTCTTTACCGCGATAGCGCCTAGCATCACGGTAAATTCCTGTATCTTTATCAAATTCATCAAGACCTGGTATTAGTTGAGCAAAACCAAGCTGCTTCCACATAATATTACGAACCTCTTTTGCAACAGCTTGTGTATCAAACAGATTCATAGACCAGACTTCAATTTGATAAAAATATTCATCTGTTAACCATTTATTATCTGCATAATCGCCAGGCTTAGGTACATCTATTGGATCAATGACAATATAAACGCCTTGCATATTATCAGTAGACGGATATTCATAAAACTTAATTCTTTTGCCTACCTTTTGTTTAATAAGATCACTAGTATTTAGTGCATCGTATACTTTATAGAGCATTAAATACCTCTCCTTACAGCTTCTCTCACCGCTGCTTTATAGGCATTTTCTGCATTACGCATGGCCCTGGCAATTGCTCCTTTACCTTTAGGGTTAGGATTCTTAACCGTGCCCCATTCATTAAGGTGAATGATCCGATACCTGTCTTTAGGGCCACGCCAATGTATTTTAATTGTTCTTACACCAGCAACATACTCTGACTCTGAAATCGTAATTTCATCAATGGATGCCCCGGTATCTTTAAAGGATTCAAATTGTGTCTTTAATTCCTTTACAAAAACTTGTGCGCCCTCTTTTAAAGCCTGTTCACTAATGCTTTTTACTTTAGTAGGGCCAAGACGTTTTTCTAAATCCGCTAACAGATTACTTAAACCTTTAATTTGAACACTCATTTTGATACCTCGGCTATAACTTTAATGAAATCCCGGTTCTGTAAGTCAGGAAAAGCCTGTTTAATGTTGTATTTTAAATCCTCATATTCAGGGGAATGAACTTGCACATAATGTTTGTTTGTTGGTGAATAATCACCTCTAGGATCTCTAATAGAAATAGTTAAGTCTGATAAAGTACCATTTGACTTAGCAATTTCTATATCTTTAGTCCATACTTCATCAACTTTGGCCCAACATTCATAAAGGACGTTCCTTGGATTTTCTCCTGGTAGTGGCCCATCGTTCTCTTTAGCTTCATAAAAAGTAACCCATGTTTTTAATTCCCCTGTATGAATCCTTGGAGGCGTATATTTAAACGGCTGCATCTGGATCACCTTCTTTAGTTTCCATAGCTATAGAAAAACCTACACTGTTAATTTGACTTTGAAAATTCTTGTCAAAGTACTCAAGAGCATCATTGTAAGCGTAGCGGGTACGCTCAAAGACCAATTCTTTTGCTCCCTTGTTTTCTTCAATGTTAAATGCTCCAACTTTCCGTGTAATATCGTCAATAGAAAAGGACAACAATTCTTTTAAATTGCTGTCCTCTCCTTTATGTGTAAAATTATGTGTAAAATGCATTCTATCTTTAAATTCCTGAAGTAATTTATCTGTGATTTCCAATCACTTCAGCTCCTTTATGCTCCTGCTGGTGCTTCCGCTTCTAAAGATTCATCAATTTCCAAGTCATAAACAGCGGACGCTTTATTATCTTTTGGTAAACCATTTGCAAAGCGCTTGATTGTGTAAAGAATTGCATCCTCAATAGCTAACGTCTGATCAAATTTTTTCAATTGGTAGTTACCAGCAACAGCAGCGATATATTCACCTTTAACAAAGAAAATTACTTTGCCTTCAGGAACAAATTCAGATTCTACAATTTGCGGGTTAAAAGGCAAGTTTGTTACGTATACACCATTTGCATTTTGAGTAGTAGCAGAAGCTTGAATATCAAAATTATCAAATGGGTTAACAACCATAACAATTTTTCCTGCAACTTTTCTGTTTTTGCCTTTTGCATTTTTAGAAAGACCTTTAACAACATCTTTTAATTCAATTACAGTAGTTCGACCTGGTTTAAAAGTTAATTTACCAGATGATGCTTTATCTGTTACTGCACCCGTTTCAGCGTTAACATCTTTTAATAGACCTACTGGCTGATTGTTACCATTCCCATTTACAAATCCATTTTCTAACCCTACAGCATAAGCTTCTACAATAACTGTTCGTACATATCGCTCCACCCATACCGGGCCTAATTGCAGCATATCATCTGGAATAGCAGCAAAGGCAGTTAGTTTTAATTGGCCAATTTGTTTTTCATGGAAGGCAGCATTAATTTGGCCTTTGATTTCACCAAATAGTGGCCCCCATACAGCTGCGCCCTCTGGATCTGAATAAATGAAACGTGTTACCGCCCCTAGATCCTGTAACCCTAAAGCGTCTAATAATGGATGCTCTGTTACTAAATCTTCAAATACACGCTCTTGTGTTGTTTCTGGAAGAATAGAATCATCCTTAAAACCGCCATCTTGTACAACCGCATTAAAAAACTTCATTTCAGCAGAAGTTAATACATTTTGGCCACGTTGCTGCAGGATGGAGCGGTCAAGCATTTCATCATTTACTTGCTTACGAACATTGTTTGCAACTTCGTGCTGCAAGGTATCAAAATAAGTTTGAAAGGCTGCTGTTTGCTCTTGCTCCGTAGATTCTGTATTTGTTAAAACCGCTGCTAATTTTGACTTAGCCTCATTCATAGCTTCTGATTTATTAAATTTAATAGTCATTTATGACTTCCTCCAATTTTATAAACTTAAAAAGAGCTTACTCAAATCCCGCTTATTAGCTGGTTTAAGAGTAGGCTCTTTTGGTTCGTTTGTTTTATTAAGTTGTAATTCGTTTAGAATTTCATTTTTGAATTCTGCAAGTGATGCCTTTAGATCTTCTTTTGTTACACCTTCAGGCTTACCTTTGTTCATCATTCCATTTCTAAAGCCATCAATAATTTTTTGTGGAATCATTGCAGATGCAGCACTAGAAGCAGTTAATTTAATTGGATTATCCATAAACATGATTTCATCCACAAAATTATGCTCTAATGCCTCTTGTGGCCCCATCCATGTTTCTTCTGCCATCATATCTAATAGCTCTTGTTCATCTTTGCCTGTTTTTAATACATAGGCATTTACAATGGTTCTATCAGTTGTCTTCAACATTTGAGAAGCTTTTTCCATTGAACGATGATCTCCCAAGTTACCCATAGAAGCATTATGAATCATAAATTTTGCTGTTGGTGCAATCACTACCTTATCACCAGCAGTAGCAATAAAAGATGCTGCACTTGCAGCTAAACCTACAATTTGAGTTTCTACATGTCCAGGATAAGCTTTCAGAGCTGTATAAATCTCTGATCCATCATCTACATAGCCGCCTGGACTATTAATAGATACAATTACATTGTCACCATTTGCATTAGCTAACTGGTCAATAACCGTTTTTGGACTAGTAAAATCTATATCAAACCATTCATAAATCCAAGCTTCATCATTTGAAATGATTGGCCCTTTAACGTCAATTTTCACCGTCATTTTGTTCCTCACCTCCTTCAACTTTGTTCATTTCAGTATAGTTTTTAGTAATGTAATGTTTGTCCAGGTTCGGATCATCGGAAGGTTCATAACCCGTCTCCAATCTAATTTCATTACCAGTAAAGCCACTAGAAGAAATAAGTTTGTCAATCGCTGTAGCAAGATCAAATAAGCTTTGATAAGAAATGCTTTTAATATCAATCTTTTGGCCAGATAGATATTCATCTTGCTCAAAAAACTTCACATTTGCTTCATCCGCTAGTTTTTTAAGCAAAGGATTAATAGTAAAAAGCATGTAATTTTTCGTTTGCTTTTCTATATCGGCCATATCTCCATATACGAGGCTAGTAGGAATACCCAAAGCCATTGCTACTTGATTAAAGAAACCATTTGTCACTTTATTAATTTCATCTACACTTTGGCCAGTGGTTCCACCGCCAGACGTTTCCGAATATTTAAAGCCTGGTTGTTGCGGAATAATAGCCACATCTTTTTCACCGATAGCCTTGTACATGTTATCAATGAATTCCTGGAGCTTTGCTTGATGCTGTGGGCTTTTAGCTCCTATCATATCCATATCGACAGTACCGCGAATTTGATTTTTCCGCTTTTGGGAACTTAAAATTCGTCCAAATAGATCCCCGTAATCTGTGAAAAGACCGTCAATTAATGGTGTTAACCGCTCGTTTCGGTATCGTAAATGGATAACATCACTCTGCTTAAAAACCCTCTTAAATGTATAGTCCTTGACTGTTACATTTGAAAACGTGTCTTCAAATACCGCATATTCATTATGTTGAAAATCATCTGCAATAAGCAGATCATCATCATCTGATTGAATAATTAAGCACTCATTGTCATAAATCAATTTGTGAACAAACGTTTCCCAAAATGTACTAGCTGTCATATTTTTATTTGGCCTAACATTTAAGCGATAATAAAGTTCATCCTTCACAAATGTTTTGCCATTCTTAACCCTAAATTCTGACTGGCTAATTGTCCTTCCTAAGAAAGCAATACAAGTATCTAAAACTAATTTCTTCATATGGACTCTGTTTGCTGTTTCAACAAACATTTCTACATCAAACATATATCCAATTTCACTATCTCTTTTAAAAATGGTATCTAGCAATCCAATTGTTCTCACCCCCTTTAAGTAATTTATCATTTTATATTACTAGTCTTAATTATTTGATATAATTTCCATGGAAGGAGGGGATGTTATGGACATGGTTTTAAAAGTGTGTATTTCTGATGGCTCGGAAATCATTATTGATGGTTTTGACAAAATTGCTTTCCACAATGAATTGCCGAACCCTGATATATACCACTCAGGTTATTCCTGGCAAAAAGATTATTACTACGAGTTATTGAATAATTTAGTTAAATACAACTTTATTAGCATTCAAAGAAAAGACCCTAATGATAAATTAGAATATAGAAATCATGCTTTCGCCTTTAAAAACACTAATTTCAATAGTAATAATCCGTTAATCTTGCGAACTAATTGCATTTCTACAATCATTAACATGTACCTTTAAACATTTTAAGCAGACTTTTTTTAGTCTGCTTTTTCATTTGAAGAAATGTGCCAACTCCTTTCTAACATTGTTTGTTCTACTTCTTTAAGAACTTCTAATACTTCTGCTGCGCTACATTCACTTTCTACTAAAATGCCAATGATTTGTGAAACAACACTTATTCTTTGACTTTTCTACTTTCGTTCCCCCCCTTTAAAACTTAATATTGGATAGCATGAAATCTAATTCATCAGTGAGAAGATTATCCGCTTGCCATAAAGCATGAATAAATGCTTGGAATCCGTCTGTTTTCCGCTTAAATTCATCTTTCTTTAAATACTCTTTATTGCCATCCGGCTTAATTTTCACCAGGACGTTATTTGTGTACCAGCGCATCATTGGATTATCACCAAAAATAATATGGTTATTAGCAAATAGCGTTTCTACCCGTGGAGCTAAAAGAGAATGAATGGCTTTTGGATTTCTTATATAAAGCAATATAAATCCTTCTGCTTCTAAAGCTGTTTTGACTAGATCTAAGCGGAAAGTATCACCAACAATTGTATTAACTCCGTATAGCTCACGCATTTCTACAAACCAATCAACTATGTGTTTAATATTAATAACTGGTTCATCTAAAATTGTAAGCAGTCCTTTTTCTTCCCACTCTTTTATAGGAGCCTTCAACTTCACTTTGTCCAGAAACCCTTTACGAACAAAAGAATGGCTTTTCCAAATATAATCATCTCCAACTTTGAACAAAAGCCCAACAGCTGCAAAGTCTTTGATACTTGCAAAGTCAAGACCGCCTACAGCTACACGATGTTTTAAGTCAGGAACCTTTCTAAGTGTTTTTCCGTCCTCTTCATAACCTGTTCTCCAAATTTCTTCCCAGGACGCAACACTTTTTGAAAGATCCGTTTCTGGAAAGTTCATGCGCTTGGTCATAAACTCTTCTCTGTTAGATGGATTATTAACCAGCTGCTTAAATTGTCTTAAAACCTTTTTAAATAAGCCCTTTGCGTATGAGCTTCTTGGCTCACTAAACATTGGATTGGCCTTTTCCCACATATCTGGATTATTAACTTCTTTGGCTTCATCGATTTTACATATGAACGGAAAAAGAGGATCATCTAAATCTTTGCCCTCTAAAATATTCATAGCCCGTTCTTTCATTTTGTCTAAGAAACCTTCACGAACATAGCCATCTGTACCAATAAAAAATTCCCTAGCATTGGGCACTTTACCAAGCCCGCTAGAGAATACATTTACAACATCAAAATTTTCATATCGGTGAATTTCATCATAAATAACACATCCATCACGTAAACCATCTTTAGAACTGGCATTTGATGTATGGTATTGCATAATGCTTTTTGTATCGTAGCCCATTATTTCGACTTTGGTACGATAGAAAAGATCTTCAAGCACTTCGTTATTTTCTATACAATCATAAACCTCTTTAAAAGAGAGCTTTGCTTGCTTTTCATTATTAGCAACAATGGAGATATTGTACTTAGGAATACCGTGCAGCGGGCTAATAAAGAAGTGACTTAAACTAGAGATAAAACCGTTTTTCCCGCCACCACGGGACATCGTTATAAAAAACTGGTCATAAAAAACGCTGTCATCTTCTTTGTAATAAAGAAAAACAAATGGCGCTATGAACTTCTGAAATGGTTGTAGCTTGAAGTACCATTTCTCTGTGAACTTTATATAGTTCTCAACCATTTCCTCATTGAAATATATATCATCCCTCACAAGTACGTGTTTCTGTAGGTACTTAATAAGCATAATGCGCTCTTTATTTAGCTTAATTTCCCCTGTTTCGTAAAGGTGAATATATTCATCAACGTATTTGTTGCTTATCATACTAAATCCTTAACAGAGCGCTTAGGTTTTGAAGAAGAATTCTTTTCTTCAGGAGATGCGTCTAACCTAAGAGCATCTAAGATCTTTAGCATTCGATCATTCGTTTTATGTAAATCGTTTATGGAAGGATTAGACTTAGGGCCATGCATACCAGTAACTTTTATTCCGTTCGTTTCGATGTCCTCAATAAGATTGCATTTTAAATCCCATAAAGATAAATAGTCTTGTACCAAATCTTCATAGTGATTTCCTACAATCTTTTTCTCACTTAGCTGATTTCTTAGATCTTTTTCAATCCGTTTCCGCAATGTTTCTCGCTTGATTTTAGCCACCTGGTCCCCTCCTTTCCACTTACAATTAATCCTAATTTAATAGACTCACGAAAAAGCGCGGCAAATTTAGAAAATCGAGCCCCCTCCTCGTTCCCCAGGCATAAAAAATTTGATTGAATTTTTTTATGGGGGGTGCTCACCATTTTTCATCGTCCCAAAAAATTTTTTTCCTGCGTTTTTGAAAACGATTATGTTTTTTGTTGTGGCATCTAACGCATTTAACTTCGCAATTATCAATGTCTAAAGCAAGTTCAGGATAGTTTTCTATTTCTTTTAAATGGTCAACATCTAGCCGCTTATGTTTCTCTGGATCGTGTTTATCTGTATAAACTAATCCGTTGCGCTTGCACTCCTGGCATTCGTAGTTATCACGCTTCAATACTTCAAGCCTAAGTGCTTTCCACTCTTTAGATTTATAGAACCTTAGCTTTTGTCTCTTTGTTATATATTTTTTCATAATGTATGATTCTCTTTGATAAATGGGATTATATATACATTCAACTTCACCATACCCATAATAGTTAAGTAAGCCCTACTACGGTTTAACAATTGCAACCTTATACAAAATAATTATTATAACCTTGTCTATTCCTGTAACATCATTCCTTTTATATCTTTTTTGAGTAAATCGATAGGTATTCCTCTATTCACCATTAAAGAAAACCAAAAAAAAAGATACTAATTGTTTAGTATCCTCTTTTACGTATTCTATTAAAGTGGAAGACTGCGCTTAAACTCATTCCTTACCTTTTTAATAACTTTTTGCAATATATCATTAGAAAGATAAATATCGACCTCATTGCTTAAAGCTTCTTGTACTTCTTCAATTTTAAGAGCTCTACCATTTTGTTCATGCAACATCTTGGAAATTATCTTCTCTGCAATACGGATTTCTGACCCATCAAGGTTAAAAGAAAGTTCATTATAGCGCTGAGGGTTTAACTTTATAACATCTCTATTATAAAGAGTACTCACTATCTTAGATTCAAGTTCATCCATTCTACGAACCAAATATTTATCAGTATCTCCAACTTCTGTATCTTTAATTATTATTTCACTTTGTATCGCTCGATAAATTGGATTATCCGGTTTTTCATCCCTTAATGCTTCGTTGACCATTCCCTCAAAAGCAGCTTTTAACTCCACAGTACCTTTCATATCATTAGTATAGAATATAGTTCTCTGCTCACTAATATCAAAAGGTAGTACGGTACCCTTTTCGCAAATTTGAACAAGTGGCTTTCTAATAGCATGTCTTACTGCTAATTCATACATTACATTTGGATTTAAAGAAGTTAAATTGGCTATAACTAGCTCAGCATCAATAATGTTTTGAATGACCTGTCTAGTAATAGATCCTCCCTCATTCATCCTATGTGCTACTATAATTTCAAAGTCCATTTCTTCTAATATAGGTGCTATAACAGCATCAATTACTCCATCAGCGCTTCTTCTTATTGACGAATCATCTGATCCAATTGGAGTAATAATAAAACAAGTTTGCTTTTCTGGCATTTAATCTCCTCCTACTTACCATATATAACATGTATCAGCAAAAATATACAGTGCTTTAGCAAATATACATGCCATATTACTTAAATACCATAAGAAATATTTCAAATTATTATCTTAACTAGATAAAAAGGACACTGATGAATCAGCATCCTCATACTTTATTGAAATTTTACAATTAATCCACCAGGCTTTTCATCTGGCAACAAATCTGAATTCTCCAGCCTTTCTAAAATTAACTTTGCTTCTTTGTATATCTTCCCAAGATTAATTGACCAATCCATGTGGTAAAAAGTTTTTTCTGCAGTGATGTATAGCCTGATTGGATATGCTCTCGGAGAAATCGCTTCCCATTTAGAAAAAATCATGTTGTACACAGCTGCAGGGTATTTCTTTTTAAACTCTGATACCTCATCGATTAATTTTAATGTCATATCATCTAAATATTCATCAAAATGCTCTAATTTATTCCTTACATTCGTATTACTAATCTCTTCTAAGTCCAAGTTTAAAATTAACTCTTTAAATAGAGCTTCCCTCTGCTTTCTGACTTTGAATTTTTTAGTAGATTCTTTTTTCTTTTTGTCGCCAGGGGAGTAAAGAAGTTTCTTAAGATTAGCAGAGTTTATTATTACAGTATTTATTTTACTATGTATTTCCGGTGAAACTTGCATGATATATCCTGTAGCAGGCTCTTTAGTTTCTTTAAAGATTTCTTCGCATTCTCTTTTAATAACATGGACTAAGGAGAAGAGCTCACTTATATAAAGACCAAACACTTTACTTTCTATAATGTCAATATTTTCAACATTCATTAATATCGCCTCCTTGTCTAGCAATACGACAATATAGGATATTTATCCTCCTTTCAAATAAATATATGTGCCTAGTATTTTTAAATATCTTCAATAAATAAGGAGAAATAATCATATAAATTGTTGAGTATTGCAAAAAAAGTCATCCTAAGACCAATTAACGATTTTTCTATACAAATTAACATAATATTAAATTATCACTTTAAAATTAGCTTAACATAAAATTTTTTTTTACTTTTCCACTAAATCTTTTGTTATAAATTGCTATAATTTAATAGATTGTATTATAATTATTTTCTTATCTTTTTTCTTATGAGGTGTTTAAATTTGAGTACGAAGCAACCATTCTTAGAACAAGTGTTATATGATAACGCTATCGATTTTATTAATAAAAGTATGCAATCTTACCTAATTGCTGAGGATGATAACAATCCAAAGGAATATAAGTATGCAATCCTATTTCTTGCGACAGGGACTGAATTAATCCTAAAGAGTATACTTCAAAATAAGCATCCTTTATTTGTATTGAGCAATATAGATTCTATGGATGATAAGACGGTCGGAGCGGAAAAGTTAATTCCTAGAATAAACAGAATCTATGCAGAAGATAATATAAGAATTCACAATAAGGATGCGGAAATCTTTAAATCAATAAGAGAAGTTCGCAACTCAATTATGCATAAAGATGTTAGGCTAGATGTAGCTCCAAACACAATGTATGCAAGAACTCTATATTCATTGGATAGAATAGTGCAACAATTTTTAAACAAAACTTTACATAATCAAGTAGATAATTGGTCTCTTATCGTAGATAGCGAAGCTATAAGAAAAGAATATTACTCTAAAGTAATTGGATACAAATTAGGAGATTCTCATCTTCCTTGTTCTGTCTGCTCCTTAGAAAAACTATTAGTTGATCAAGACAACCCTCAAGGTCTGAAATGTTTTCATTGCAATCAAAAATATTCGACAGTAGTTGATGCTATAAAGTCTATTGAGGATTCATATTTACAGGAAGAGTTGTTTGTATCATACCTGCATATACTTAGGTCTAATCAAGTTCCGGTAGATACATGTCCTAATTGTGGAACCCCAGATTATCTACAATTCGACTCCGATTCTAATTGTTTAATTTGCTTTGATTGTGGGGTAATTCCAAGTAGCGAATGCATAAAATGTGAAAAAAATTCAGCTTTCACCTATTATGATGAAGATGACAATCAGTCATCTTATTGTGTATGTTGTAAAGATAACCCTCTTCATGGATGCGATTTATGTACCACAGATGAATATGATAGCGCAGGGATTTATAACATTGATATAAGAGACCTTGCTACTTTTAAAAGACATTTCAATGATGTTGCGCTAAAGGGCGTATTTCCTCAAATTGAAATTTGCGAAAACTGTCTCAAAGTTATGTATGAACTTGAGAAAAAGATGATTATAGAATTTGTAAATCCATAAGCCACTTAATAGTGGCTTTTTTTAGTGACAGCAATATTTAAGTTAAGAGCGAGTCTATAAAATGCTTTCCAACGGATTTTTGAATATGTCATTGCACTTATAGGTGGCTGAAACTTGAAGCAATATATATTATAATCCGTAAGGTAGTCTGCTTCATTTGTCATATAGCGTTCTTCAATTAAAAACCTCTCCATCTTCGGTAATCGTGCTACTGCTCTTTCCACACGAAAGCAAAAATCTTTTCTCATTTTCTCTGCATCCACATTATGAGATGCAATAGATGCTGTTTGGTCGCTCATTTGATATGTAGGACCGTGGTATCGGATTTCAGGATTGACAGTAATAGATACTTCTCTCTTTTCAAAAGATAAGTATTTAAATAGCCTATATTGTTCTAAAACATCCTCTACTGCTTGTTGCGTCTTTTTTCTATCTATTTCTGGAAGATTGAATGATAATTGGTTTTCCACCTTTTAACGCCCTCCTTTAAGAAAATTGAGCATAATTCATTTAATTAGACGCAATACTCTCATCTTCACTAAAAGGTTTATAAAATTTGTGGAAAGGGACGCATGGAGAGACTCCCTTTCCTCTTTGCATTGACAGAACCTTTTTATAAGCTTTTCCCTTTTAATTCCTCATTAAGTGCTTTTAGGTCAGCCTCTAATTTTCTTTTTTCTTCTTCGAAAGAAGGATCATACTCGGATGTTACTTTCTCTTCTATCTTATTGTTATTATTCAACCACTCAGGCACCACCTCTCTGCGAACAATTTTTGTCTTTGTAGATAGACTTTTTTTCTTGAATTCTATTTCTAGAGCTTTTATATCTAATAGAGATTTCACACCTTTACTATACCAATCTTTTAATATAGCTTTTGTATATCCCCAGTTTCGTTTATTGCGTTCAACAGAAATTTTTAATGCTTCAATAACTACTTCATGATTCCCGTTAAAATCATTTAACCAAGCATTAATTTCTTGAATTAGGTGAGATGAGAGTAAACCAAAGTTTTTTTCATAGAATTCAAAAGCTGTGGAACTACCTTTTTTCTTCTTCTCTTCTTTTTCTTTTTCTTCTTCTTCTTCTTTTTCTTCTTCTTTTTCTTGTCCACGGCACGTTGACGTATCGTTGTACGTGTCGTCTACGTGTCGTGAAAAAGCTTGAAGTACTGAATCATTAGGAATATGATTCATGATATCTAGTAACAATGTTTTGTCTTTTACTTCTTTTAGTTCCTTATTTACACAGTCAATTACGGGCTTTCCAGCTTTATGTAAATTGTACTTACCCCAATTAAGGATAGCTAATTCTCTTGTCTGCTCGTTATATTTAATAAGTTTATGCAATGTAATAAAACGATGTAAGAGGCTATTAATCGATTCCGTAGAATAACCTAAATCAAAAGCCATTTGCTTTTTGGTTATTTGGTATACACCAATTTGAGTAGTGTTTGGGTTGGTAAGAAGATATAAATAAAAATACTTATCTTCTGGCGTCATTTCTTCCAAAACTTTAGGATCTTGCCAAAAAGTTGTATGAACTTGTCTATATTTAGCCATGTTAAGCTCTCCTTCTTCGTGTTATACTATCCGTAAGAATTTTTTCTTTTGGGCCTCTGTTGCAGCAGGGGCTTTTATTTTTCACTCAATAAGACATCAATTAGGTTATGATTCATAATAATGGTCTCCAGGCTTTGACCCATGTAATAGCTTCTTGATAATCTTTCCTTTTTACAAAGATATATTTAGGTGCTGAAAATGCTCGTCTCAAGTTCTTATGAATCTCCGAATACATTCTTTGTTTGGTAAAACCGCATTCTTGATAATCTCCTATAAGTGATTCAACACGCTTCTTAATCTCATGATGCAAAGATTGTTGTTGACCATGATTAAGGGTTAGTTCTTCAGAAAAGACACGCTTTAAATCTGTTACTTCCTTTTTTATTGCAGGAATTTCTTCAACTGCTTCTATGCTTAACTTCATAGAGGCCACTAATTGCTCACGTTCCGTTAAAATTTTGGGTTTCCCCTGTAATTCTGCTTTAATTCGTTTAAATTCTTGTAAAAATTCAACTTTAAATTTCATTGCTTCTGGTGTTATATAAGACATAGCAACCACCGCAAATGCATCCTCTGTTAATTCATATTTTTTATAAAAGTTACCTTGTTGAGATTGATATTCACGTTCCACAAAGTTGTGGAATATAAATTCCTCCATTCCAGCTTCAATTAACTTCACTCTTTGGTTACGTATATCTCTCATCACTGAGTCATGCCGCTTACCGAAAACTTCAGCAACAGTTAAAGAATCCGTGACAGCTTGCCCATTTTGAATACTAACTAATTCTTTCATTTTTATTTTTCCTCTCTTATTCTATTAATAAGTTTCATTAATGGCTTCTTCTATTTCCTCATGTTCAACAAGTAAGTTACATAAACATTTTAGTTTGACCTCAACATTACAACTCAATGTTTCGTAGCCACATGTTTCACAAAAATATCGAAAAGTAGATATCAAAATACTGCTCATCTTTAAATTTCCTTTCTTCTTGTGAAAGAGTTATAGATTATTAAAAAGACTAATAGGATTGCTGATGGACCACCTAGGAATATTAAGAACAAGAAAGTAGATAATGAAAGAGTAATTTCCTTTCCCTATTCACCTGCCATTTCCAATACAAAAGACAGAGCTAAATTTTGCTGTTCATACCCATATATCAGTTTTTCAATTGCTATTGGTGTATCTGATGTAAGTAGCTCTACTCTCAAACGTTTTATTTGCTCTTTGTTCCACAATAGTTGACTTTGAATAGCCTCAATAAATTTCATTCCTTCACCCCTTTTACAAGTTACATTGTTCAAACAACCAATTTTCTAGAAACTCTTTTGCTTTAGGAGCGTATATATACCACTTGCCCCCTACTTTCCTTTTTGGAAAGCGGGGATCAAAGAAAAATTCTTTTTGTATAGTATTCCAACTCATACAAGTCCTTCTTTTTAATTCTTTGGTATCCCAAAATATAAGTTCAGCGTCAACTTCATCTATTTTTTCTTTAAGAGTTTTTAAGTACAGTTCTCTAACTTCATTTCCATCAATCTCAACATTAATCACTATTTACCCTCTCCATTAATTTTGTTTTCACTTTCGAAACTTGAGGTTCAATAAAATACTCATCTGATGAAATTTTAAGATGTCGACATATGTTACGTACTTCATTCAAGTTAAAATCTCCTCCAGTCCCATTAATCTTCTGATTTAATGCAACTGCTGAAATTTTAAGTAAGTTAGACAATTCCTTTTGCGTAATGCGATTTTCCACCATATAAGCCTTTAATTTTGAATAAGGAAGATGTCTCCGTTTAATCTCATACACTTCATCACCCCCTTATAAGTTGTCATTTTCGAAACTTAAAAATGCAAATATACATCTTAAAAGTTTCGATGTCAACAACTTAATTAACTTATATCGAAATAAATATTGCGGTATCGAAACAAATAACTTATAATTAAACTGCATCTAAATTGTTAGAAAAGGAGGTAAAGAAATGAAATATTCTTTTGGGGAAACTTTAAAAAAGCTTAGAGGTAAAATCACTCAAGATCAGTTAGCAAAGGCATTAAATGATCAATATGGAACATCAATTAATAAAAGCATGATTTCCAAATGGGAAAATAATAAAGAAGAACCAAGGATTGATACAGCAAGATTCTTAGCTGATTATTTTGATGTTTCGCTTGATTATTTACTTGGAATTGAAAAGCTAAACAATAAAAAGGAACCCACTCCTATTCAAACAATTGCTGCTCATTTAGAAGGCAAAGATATAACTGAAGAAAAAATGAAGGAAGTTTTAAACTATATCGATTATGTCTTCAGCAAACAGTTTGATAAATAAAAGGAGTACACTCAATGTTAAGTTCATATGAAAAGTTACAGTCTAAATACAGCAATATTCCTATGAATGAGATTCCTTTAATGCATGGCTTCAAAGGACTATACTATGACGGTCGTATCCTAATTGATAAAAATCTGGATGAGACAGAAAAATATTGTATCTTAGCCGAAGAGTTAGGTCATCACTTTACAACTGTTGGAAATATCCTTAATCAGGATAACCTCGTAAACCGAAAGCAGGAAAAGTTAGCTCGCCGTTGGGGTTACAACGAAATATTATTTTTGTCTCGTCTTATTGAAGCTTTTCATAATAATTGTACAAATCGATATGAAACTGCTTCTTTTTTAAATGTAACAGAAAAATTTTTACAAGAAGCATTAGATTGTTATAAAGAAAAATATGGTGTTTGCACTTTTTACGATGGTTACTTAATAGGATTTGATCCGCTAATTATAGAAAAATTACCTCTTAACTCTGATTCTAATTAATGGGATGTATAATCTTTATTCCGCGCTTTATTAAAAAGCTAAACTTCTAAACCATTATCCTCTAAACTTACTCTTTCACGAGTAAATGAAGGATTAACTTTACCTTAAAACAGAACATACATTCCTAACAGAGGTGATTCACTTGAGATTTAAAGATGTAACTGCAGAAAGAAAAACGTTCGTTTCTTGTTTTAAAAACCAAAGTAAAGATACGAATACAATCAAAATTTTTAGTAATGGAGTAACTAAGATTATTTACAGTAGCTGTGAAAAGTCTGAAAAAGTCAGTATATCGGATCTTAAAAGAGACGTAAAACAATCTGAGGTATCATATGCAATAAAGAAAATATTAAAGGCTCAACCTGCTTCAGTCGAAATATTCTATAGCGCCAACGGGGTTATCCATATACATAAAAACAACTAATTTTAAACACAAGTTACTTAAAGGAGGTGAAACAGAAATTCTTATCGATTGACTTAATATTTTTTGAAGAGGTGATTAGATTGGCAAGCTATCGCCAGCGAGGAAAGAAGTGGGAATACAGAATTAGATATGTAGATCCTGCTTGTGGAAAAACGAAAGAAATATCAAAAGGTGGTTTTAGAACTAAATCAGAAGCTAAACTTGCAGCCAGTGAATTAGAAAAACAAATATATTTGGGCAAACATTCCCTTTTAGAGAACCGGGAAAAATTAATTAAAGATTGGTTTAACGAATGGCTCGAGGTATATGGTAGTCAAGTTCAGCTGCGAACATTAAAAAACAGAAAAACCTACGTTAATAATCAAATTATCCCTTACTTAGGTGATTTCAAGCTTAATCAATTACCTAGACTAGAATATCAGAAATTCATCAATAGATTGACTGAGAATTATTCACTAGGTACAGTTAAAGCTATTCACTCGATTTTTTGTATTGCTATAAATAAAGCGGTAGAGCTAGAAATGCTAACCTACAACAAATATAGAAATATCTCTATAAAAAAAGAAAAGGATCTTTCCGAGAGAAAAATTAATTATCTTACAAGAGATGAAGTTACCATTTTTATGGATACAGCAAAACAGTGCCCTTTTTATCAATATATCGTAGCTATTACCCTTTTGCGTACAGGCATGAGAAAAGGTGAATTAATTGCATTGCATTGGGACGATATTAATTTTAAAGATAAAACTATTAGCATCACTAAAACACGGAGCAGTCACGGCGTAAAGCCTCCTAAAACGAAACGCAGTATGCGGACAATAAGTATTGATGAGACATTGGTAACTGAGTTAAAAAAGTATCAAACTTGGCAAAAAAGAAATAAACTTAAATATGGAGCTAATTATATTGAACAAGAGTACATGATTACCCAAGCCAATGGTAAAGCGCTTAGTGAATTTCGAATTAACGATATTATGAAGGCTATTACCAACAAAGCTAAACTGCATCACATAAGCCCTCACGGTTTACGCCATACTCATGCAATTATGTTATTAGAGAGCGGAGCTGATATTAAATTTGTAAGTGATCGGCTAGGACATACAAACATTAAAATGACAGCTGATGTATATCTTCATATTACAAAGAAATATGAATCTGAAAACATTACTAAGCTAGATCGTTATCTAAGTAATTAG